GTACATAGTGTGCTGGCTGCCACAATGTTTCAACAAGGACTAATCAACGACACCGAACGTGGGCCAATTGGCAGCAGCAGTCAACGTGAATCTCCCAGTGCAGTGTTTGGCATAAGCACTCCGGGAATTGCAGTATATCAAGGTGGTGCCAACCCCGGTGACATTCGTAGTAAAATCAACGACGGCAGTCTAAAACCAAACGATGTGCAAATAATTGGACGCATGGGAGGACATACTCTGGTAATGGACGATGGCAATATTGATGGCAACAATGCATTATTTCGATTGCGCTCTGCCAAAGGCCATCAAATAACCATGAGTGATTCAGGAGACTTTTTTTACATCACACATGCCAATGGGCAAACATGGTTGGAGTTTGGAGCACAAGGCACAGTTGATATATTCAGCACCAACTCGGTCAACCTTCGCACGCAAGGTGATATAAATCTTCAGGCTGATAGAGATATCAACATGCAAGCTGGTCGCAACATCAATATCAAATCTCTAGCAGATACTGTAATAGAATCTGGAGCAAATTTCACTACCACAGCACAAAAAACTCTGCAACTGTACAGTAAAACTGCTATCACAGTGCTGTCAGATGGTACGTTGGCCTTGGACAGTTCTACTGGCAGTTGGAACGGCGGTAGCACATTGATATTTTCTGCAGGCGGTATAGATCTCAATGGGCCACAAGCAAACTCAGTTGAACAACCACTGCCATTAATAACAACTAAATTTGACAGCACAGAATTTAACACCAGCACAGGATGGAAAGTCATTACCGATGGACTGGAAAGCATTGTGAGTCGTGCTCCTACTCACGAACCATATCCCTATCACAACAAAGGAGTAGATGTCAAAATCTCTCTTGAACAAGGCAAGCCGCCGCCACCTCCGGGCGCAGTGCCGGTGCCTCCGGGCGTAGTAATAACCGCAGTGTAATATGGCATCTTTTTCATTCAACATAGATCAATTCCGTAAACAATCTGAGACAATTGAGGCAAATCTCTATGCCAGTACCCCTGACGAAAAATTAACATACACTGGTACAGATTCTGGAGTATGGGACAGAGTAAATTCTGAACGGCAACGCAGAAATCTGCCAGGTCTAGCTGCCATTGGCAGCCCACGGCCGCCAGAGGACACTACCACTCCTGCTGCATCTGGCGGCGGCAGAGACCAAGACGGCAATGCAAAGCAATTCACAGTAGATGGTCCGGCCACGCTGACTAGAGAACAAGCACAGGCCATATTTGAAAAGCAAGTTAACACTGGTGGCCTGGTTGGATTCAAACCAGGGGATGTGCTTAGTTCGCTCACTCAGGCTGCTGGCGGTCTAAAATCAGCACCGGCCATAGCAGTGACCGACAACCCACTGTCCACCATTGCACCAACTTCAAATATTCCTACTGGTATCAGTGGTATAACATCTTCGGTGGTAAAAATACCAGTTACCAATGGTATCAATCCGGCTGATTTTGTAAAAGCAATACCAGCAGTGGCAAGTATAGGCAAATTGACCCCAGATCAAGTGACTAGCAGTCTGGCTCAACTTAGTAAATTGGTAAATCAACCGTCACATGTGATGAGCAACACCAGCAGTATAGGAAATTTTGGAATGGACGCCACGCAGCTGGAAACTGCTGGATATGTCAAACCAGGCACAGCAGCCAAATATCTAGCCAGCGGGCAAAATGCCTTGACCAATGTGTTGGCCAGCCCGTCGGTATGGACTGGCAAGAATGGCATAAATCAAGTTGAAAACTTGCTGAACAATCCATCGGCACAGAGCGGTATTCAACAGGGATTGATGGCCAAAGGAGTCACACAACTCAACGGACTAGGACTGCCAGTAGACAAATTGCCATCACAATTGTTGAGTGGAGTGGCACTGAACGCCAGTCAAGATGTCACTGGCACATTGAACTGGGCTCAAGGCAAAATAGCACAACTGCCACAAGGCACAGCCACACAATACACGCAAACAGCCAAAGATTCTGCATTTGCAGTCAATCTAGTGAATGAAAAAATCAGTCAAGAATCTCTCAATCAACAACCGGTAAGCAACCCCACCAACACTGTGGATCGAGCCACATTGACTGCTGCGGTCAGCCGTGTGGTGGGCAATGAAAAAATACCAAAATTAAATTTTGGAGGCATCTCGTTTGACAGTGTGGCAGAGTTAGCATTTAAAAATCTCAGTCAACAGGCAGCAACTGTGGAAACAAAAACAAACAATATTTTCAATGAAAGTATAACTGTAGAAAATGCAGAAATTAGACAGGCCAAACTAAACGCATTGACAGCAGATATTACAAGGATTCAAGCTGAATTTGGCAATCTAAAAATGATCAGCAGTGCACCGGCGTTTGTTACCAAGGTCGACCAGGCAATTGCCAATGCAACATTATTATTAGAATTAATTGCAACTGATATTGCAAATATTCAACGATACCTGGCATAATCTGTTGGTATAAATATCAGCATGGCAACATTCATCGGCTTCAACACCATCGACCAGTACAAAACTTTTACATTGACTGATTTTGATTTGATCAAACGTGATCTATTGAATGCATTTAACATACGGCAAGGACAGGTGCCTGGCCGACCACAAGTGGGTACTACAATTTGGGATTTTGTATTTGAACCGCAGGTGATACAGACTCAGAATCAATTGCAGGCTGAAATACAACGAGTGGTGGCCGGAGATCCTAGACTGGTTGTGAGTGATGTACAGGCCTATCCACAGGAAAATGGAATTTTAATTCAAATAGCACTCACTGTGATCCCATCTCAAAATGCTGAACTATTGAGTATTTTCTTTGATCAGCAACAACGCAAAGCTTCATATCAATAAGTACGCCGTTTTTATTAACCATAAATACTTCTAATGACAACAGGGTTATATAATAATGGCAACAACCACTAGACAAACAGCAATCTTTGGTGTGGAGGATTGGAAGCAGATCTATCAAACGTATAGAGAAGCAGACTTTCAAAGTTATGATTTTGAAACGCTACGCAAGAGTTTTGTTGATTATCTACGATTGTACTATCCTGAGACATTCAATGATTATATAGAATCAAGTGAATTTATTGCCTTGCTTGATGTCATGGCGTTCATGGGGCAAGCACTGGCATTCCGCACAGACTTAAACACCAGAGAAAATTATCTTGACACCGCCGAACGTAGAGATTCAGTAGTACGTCTAGCTAATCTAGTGAGTTATACTGCCAAACGCAACACTGCGGCCGAAGGCATGCTCAAGGTATTTGACGTGACCACAACCGAAAATGTTGTGGACTACAATGGTGTAAATTTATCCAACGTCACAGTAAATTGGTCAGATCCCACCAATCCAGACTGGCAAGAACAATTCACAGCCATTATAAATGCTGCATTAGTAGATACTCAACGAGTTGGTCGTCCAGGAAACCGGCAAACTATTTTGGGTGTGCGGACCGAAGAATATGCAGTGAATCTAGTTCCTGGATTTTTACCAGTAATTCCTTATGCAGCCACCATTGACGGCGTGAACATGCCGTTCGAAGCAGTAACTGCCACCAGTATAGGTAGAGATTACGTGTACGAACCCAGTCCAGTACCTAGCACAGCATTTAACGTGTTGTTTCGCAGTGATCAGTTGGGGTTTAGTTCTGCAAACACAGGCTATTTCTTTTTGTTCAAACAAGGCATACTGACCAATACTGATTTTAATCTGGCCGAACGCATTAGCAATCGCACAGTGAACATCAATGTTGACGGGGTAAACAACACAGATAGATGGGTGTTTCAGTTGGATAACCTGGGCAACATCAGTCGTGAATGGACATATGTGGAAAGCGTGTATGCCGCAGCGGCTGAACAAACAGTGGCTCTGCGACCTATCTACAGCACTACCAGCAGAAGTAATGATCAAATAACATTGGTATTTGGTGACGGAGTGTTTTCTGAAATCCCAACAGGCATTTTTAGATGTTACACTCGTGCATCAAATGGTCTTCAGTATATTATCAATCCAGCGGACATGCAAAACGTGGCCATTCCAATCAGTTATACTGACCGCAATGGTAATCTTCAAACCATTACGTTCACATGTGGTATTACTCAACCAGTGACCAATTCACAAGCACGTGAGTCAATTGATGCAATCAAACAACGTGCGCCAGCTCGTTATTACACACAAAATCGCATGGTCAACGGCGAAGACTACAATTTGTTTCCGTATACTGAATACAATTCTATTGTGAAATCAAAGGCATTGAATCGCAGTTCAATCGGTACCAGTAGATATCTTGATCTAGTTGACAACACCGGCAAGTACAGTTCAACCAACACATTCAGTAGTGATGGTGCTGTGTGGGAACAAAATATCCTTCCAACTGAGTTATTCACCTACATCAATCGCAATGATATTGCAGACTTTGTGACCAACACTGCACAACCGCAGTTGGATCAAGCCACAATGAAGCAGTTTTATTATGCAAATTTTCCCAGAGTTACCATAAACACTGGTACCACTGCTCTCAGCACCTGGAATCAAAGCACAACGTTAGCCAACGAAACCACAGGCTATTTTAGAAATGCAATAGTCTCGGCCACCTGGCCCAATGGAACACCAATACCAGTTGGAACCAGCACCACTAGCGATTTTAAATATGTACAAGTGGGAAGTTTAATACAGTTTGTTGCGCCCACAATAAATGGTGTCACATACTATTTTGACCGTAATAACAAATTGCAACCTGGAACTCCCAGCAAGCCTGACGAACGCACAGAGATTTGGGCGTCGGCACAGGCCATCATAGGTGATGGCTACAATGGCGGTGTTGGTAATTTGTTGTCAGGGTCGGGACCAATTACCATCAACAATTTTGTGCCCACTGGTGCAGTGGTACAAGAAATTATACCATTGTTTGTTACAGATTTGCCAACAATTTTAGAACAACAGATAGCTGAACAAATGCTATTGTTTCGCAATTTTGGATTGGGTTATGACAGTTTAGGAACAATCACCGGCACCATTGGCAATTGGTACTTGATTACCAGTACCAATCTTGACACATCAGCTGACTGGAGTCAAACAACCCCGGGCGCTGCCGGCAATACAAGTGGTATAAATTCTGATGCCAGTTGGCTGGCACAATTTGTAGTGCAAAATCAAAACTACACTGTGACTTTTCGCGGACTTGCCTACTACTT